TTTGAAAATTTCTATACATCTACAAATGCCGTTCTTAAATGTTTTGTTGAATATGTAGATACCGTTGGTTGGGTTGCTTCTTATGAAGATCCTAATAACCTAATGATTTCCGACGAAGAAAACTTTACATCGCCTTCAGATTGTGTTCGTTGGTTGGAAGTTAACGTTCCTTTTGCAATAAACTAAATGAAGATAAAATTTGCACCGATATTCACACCTTACGAAATGTTAGAATTGGGCATATTTGATGGTAAGTATTATCTTGATACTAATAAAGATTTCAATCGCAAACCTGTAATACGATTGAAAAATTTGTTTGCACCAAACGTGTCGCTTCCTCTTAAGGATTGGCAAGACCGTGGCTGGATCACTCCTGAAGATCCAATGGGTTGGTTTCAATGGTATCTAAGATATTATCAAGGACGTCGTATAGAAGCTCTAGATGCCCGTCAGATAAAGAGACATAATTCTTTTGTAGCACGGCACGGAGCACAAGTAAAGAAAAATGGCAACGGAAATATGACCAAGCGTATACGCCAGCGTCAATCAATACTGCATTGGGGTGGTGATCCTATTCCTGATGTTGAGATAGAAAATAAAGTAGACTTTTTAAAGAGACTCCAAATTAACTATTGACATTCTATATAGAATCAGTTATATTAATATTATCAAATAAGAGGAATACACACACATGAAAATCACATCTGCAAATCGCACATCCACTTCTTACCGCTTTACTGTTAAAATGGTTAATGGACAAATCGCTCCTGAAGATAAAGAATCTGTTGAAGAAATGCGCAATATTATTAAAAACCGTAATGCGGAGCATCGTAAGTACCGCTTTTCCGCTCCACAGAAATACGTTAAATTGCAAGGCCGTGGACCGCGCCCGTCACTTCGCTATCATCAAGCATTGCCACTTGGGATGGCTACTTCTGCTGATGTTTATGTTTATAATCGATAAGATTGGGTTGTATCATGGATTGGAATGATTTTTCTGGACTAAAAGTTACACCGTGGATTGCGATTTCACAGATTCCGTCAGACGGAGCTGAAGAGTCTCGGCGCCTGTTGGTTGAAAAGTACGGTGATTCCGGTGTTTATCAAGTAGCCTTGTCGAATGATGTAGACGATATCGGATCTAAGTTTATTCATTCAAATATTGGTTACACTGGCATGTCAAAGTCTGGCATTCTAGCTCGTACCTACCCAATTCGTGCTCCTTCTGGAGAGCATGGCGCGTCTAGATATATTCGTGAGCACAACCTAGATCGTGAAAAAGATGTAAAGATACGTTACATTTACACAGATCCTGACGCGGCTCGTCCCCTAGAAAAAGAAATACAAAAACAAACCTTAGAAAACTTTGGCTATAAGTTTAAATGGAGCTCTGCATCAGCTGGAAACTCAGGCAATTCGTCACTGTCTATTGATCTAATAAAAAAGTTGACATCTGATGAAATACTTGATATAATACCAATTATTAAAGAGATAGCAGCCAAAAAGAACTATGAGGAGTTCGTAGAAAAATTAAAGGAAGTGTAATATGAAATACGATCAAGACAAACCAAAAATTCACTTAGTACCACCTGAGGCTATTATTGAAGCTGCGAAGGTGTTTGGCTTTGGCGCTGAAAAGTATGGTGAAAACAATTGGCGGCAGGATATTGATAAGTTTCCTGTCTCTCGTCATTACTCATCTATTCAACGTCATATGCTTGCATATATTTCTGGCGAAGATAACGATCCTGAGTCAGGTCTCCCACACTTATCACACGCATTAACTCAAATGATGATCCTCGTAATGACTACGATCGAAGGCGATCCAATTACTGACGATAGGTTTAAAAAATGAATAGAATTCAATCACAAAAAATTCTTGGTGACATTGCTGAAACAGTAGTATCTGACTACTTCACGATACAAGGCGACGTAGTTGAAATGTCGACAAATCCATACGACCAAGAAAAAGACATGTTTATTAATACTGTTAGGTCAGAAGTAAAGTTTGAAACACTATATCATAAACATAACTCTTTTTCTATACCTATTATGAATTTGCGTACCAATAAAATTTCAAGAAACCAACTCAACAAATGCTTGAATGTAGAGCGGCTCATTGTTGTTCAAAACCCAAGTAAAGATAAGATAGTTACATTGTGGGAAGCTGCTCCTCTTGGCGAACGTAATTTTAATCTTCATGTAAATCAGCACGATGGTAGATTGGTGGCCCTTTTTCCATTAGAAACATTTACAAAAATTGTTAACATTTGCAGCGAAACGTTGTATAATGAAATTACAAAATACAGCTTTAGCAAATATAAGGATTATGCATAATGCAAAACGTAAATGATATTCGTAGTTATTTTGTCGAAGAACTAAAAGCCGAACGCTTTACTACAGATAAGACTGGCGCTAAAACTATTGAGATGCTTGGTGCATCTTTTATTGCCGATGAACCATCTATCTTTGGTAAACCAGTTAAATCTTATATTGATGCGGAGCTTGCTTGGTACGAGTCAGGCTCTACTAACATTAATGATATTCATGGCGAAGATAAAGATCCGCCAGCTGCTTGGCTGTATGCAGCTGATGATCACGGCAACATCAATTCAAACTACGGTCACCTTGTCTTTTCTCCTAAGTATTTTAATCAATATAATAATGCTTTGCAGGAATTGGTTAACAATCCTGATAGTCGTCGTGCACAAATGATTTACAACCGCCCATCCATTTGGACTGAATTTGATGAAAACGGCAAGTCTGACTTTATCTGTACTAATGCTCAAACATTTTATATTCGTAATGGCAAACTTCATATGGTATCACAGATGAGAAGCAACGACGCAATCTTTGGTTATAAGAACGATTATGCTTGGGCTCAGTATCTAATGGATAAAATGGTTTCTGATTACAATCGCACAACACAAAATGCTTATCCTATCACTAAAGGTGATCTTATTTGGAGCGTAATGAACCTCCACGTTTATGAACGTCACTTTGGCTTGGTAGTTTAATGGTTGAGCTTATTCGTATAACTGACATTATTGAGCAGAAAGTTCGTAAAGAAAAAGAGCTCGAATTTTATGAAAAAGAACTCAAAAAACTTCAACAAAAAATGTTTTTTATTCAAAAGGATATTGATGTCACTAACACAATTATTAGAATAATTGAGAATGAAAAAGTGTTTGATATTAAAGACTCTATGGAAAAACGTATGATAGGAAATGACGATGAATGAAATTGTTAATCAAGAACCGTACGAAAACTACATGCGTCGTCGACTCCGAGAAGAAGATGACAGCCAAACTAAGTGGAATGATAGGTTCATGGATATGGCTAAAATGATTTCTACTTGGAGTAAAGACCCGTCAAGTCAAATTGGTGCTGTTGCTGTTAACGATGAACGTCGTGTTCTTGCTACTGGTTATAACGGTTTTCCAAAAGGTATTGACGATACGTGGGAACGTTTAAATAACAAAAAAGAAAAGTATTCTCGTATTGTCCATGCTGAAATGAATGCTCTTATGAACGCGTTGTATTCAGGTGTAAGTCTTAAAGATTCAACACTGTATGTCTACGGATTACCTATTTGTCCAGAGTGTACTAAGTGCGTAATACAATCCGGAGTTAAGCACGTGGTAATACCAACAGATAAAACTGATAAAGGTAATTGGCAAGAAGTATGGGAACAACAAAGTTTGCCAATGTTTAAAGAAAGCGGTGTGCAAGTTACTGTTTTGGAGGTTTAATTAATGGCAAGTAGTCTTAGCGATATATATGTTGGCGTAAAAAAGAACGCGCCTAATCGTAAGAAAAACGATTTCTACCCAACTCCTCCACTTGCTACCTACGTATTGTGCAAATATAATAGACCACCGCAAAACATTTTTGAACCATGCGCAGGAAAAGGTAACATTTCTGTTGAACTTGCTCGAAATGGTCATAATGTTCTAAGTCACGACCTGCACAAATATAAAGACTCTCTGTGTAGCATAAATACATCATACGACGCTCTTGAAACTCCAAAGCAAGACTTTGCTGAAGGTGTAGTAACGAACCCACCATATCATAAAGATTTGCCTCGCAAGCTGGCTGAAAAGTGGATTGATGAATACAGTTACACCGCAATGTTTCTTCGCTTAACGTTTCTTGAAGGAAAAAAGAGAAAAAAACTATTTACAAATAACCCGCCAAGTGATATAATATTTCTATCAGATAGAGCTAAATTTAATTCTAACCTTGTTGAACCTATCGAAAAGAAGGATCAAATTGGCGGAATGATTGCTTATATGTGGATAATATGGGATAGGCGCTTTTCTACGAAAACGCAACATACAAAAATGCAATGGGTTAATCTTGAAGATGAATACGATGGATGGAGAGAACAATATGATCAATGTAGTAATACCAGCGGCAGGTGAAGCAACACGTCTTAAACCCTTAACATCAAATTGCTCAAAGGCAATGGTGCGTGTCCATGGTAAACCTACTATTGAATATATCATCGAGTCCATTTATAAAAACACCTCTGACGTAGGTAAAATTATTATTGTTGATGGTAAGCATAATGATATACGTGAATGGGCATCTAAAAGCAAATATAATAATATCAAATGTGTAAAGCAGGGATCGTTGAACGGTCCCCGTGATGCTATAGCAGTTGGCTGTCAAGCTTTGTTGGATTGGGCAAATCCTCTTGTAGTTTGGTTAGGCGATGCCATTATCCTTGAAGAAAACATGCCACTGGGTGAAGACTTTCTTTTAACTAAAAAAGTTGAAGATCACTCTGCGTGGTGTATGTGGGATGGAGATCAGTATTATAATAAACCAAAAGAAACTGTTAAAGATGCGGTAGCACTCGTAGGTTTATATAGTTTTGCTGATGGGTTTGGGGCGGCACAGTCATTCATTAATACAAAAGAGTATGATATATCCGACTCACTTGAATTGTATGGATATAACGCCAAGTTTAACAATATAAGCACTAGGCGTTGGTACGATATTGGCGATATATCTTCATACCACAAAACTTGCGCAACTCTATTAACATTCAAAGCACGTGAATTTAATTCTTTTGAATATAAATCAGACATTAATGTTATAACAAAAATCCCATCTCACAATAATACCTTCGCAGTACGAACCATAATGAACGAAAAGAATTGGTACGAATCGCTCGATTCAGTTCAGAGTATGTTTATTCCTAAGATGCTTAAAGATGACTATGCGCTATCAATGTCATATGAGTCAGGTGTTTTGTTGTCTGATTTGTTTGCACACGAAGATATATCAAACAGCACCATAGATTATTTGATTGAAAAAGTCATTATTGCAATGCAAAATCATTTTCATAAACAACCGACACTTAAGTTTGCAGTTGACTTTCAAAATAATGCTAAAAAAATGTGGGTTGATAAAACAGCAGAACGTTTAGAATGTTCTGAAGATTATTATAATGATTTGGCAAAACGTTGTCTCGAAAAAGCAAAACCAGTTGCAGCTATGCATGGAGACTTGCATTTCGCAAACATACTATATAATCCATACAACGACAGTATTACATTGTTAGACCCTCGAGGCTCCTATGGTGATCATACAGGATGCGGCGGAGATCACTTATACGATATGTGCAAGCTATCACACGATCTTTACCACGGTTATAATGAACTAGTGACCGGGCATAAATATCCAGAGTATGTTGCAAAAAGTTTTGAAAAACTGGTTGACAAATACTATAAAGCAGAGTATAATGAAATTATTGACGGTGGTGCGTTGCTTATTGCTACTTGTATTAAACTGCATTATGACTGTACCGATAGGCAAAAACGAATGAGAGATTATGTTAATGAATACGCAAACAATAGTAATGGATCTTGATGATACAATTTGTATTCCACTTCATGGTAGAAAAAGAAGTGCAGAAAAATACGGTTTAGCAAGTCCTAAAAAAGAAATGATTAATAGTTTAAAAAAGGCAAAAGAAAAAGGCTATAGGATAGTTATTCATACTGCTCGTAGGATGGTAACTCATGACGGCGATATAAATAAAATCATCGAGGATGTCGGAAAGATTACAACTGATTGGTTGGAAAAGTACGAAGTACCTTATGACGAAATTGTATGGGGAAAACCCTACGGTGTTTATTATGTTGATGACAAGGCCATGCTTCCTGCCGATTTTATTAAATTTATAGAATGGGATTAAAATGAAAAATATTGGTTTTGCAAAAATTGGTAAATCTGTAAAATTTAGAACAAACAAGTATTCTCCAATTGGAGGAGACAACGAAGCGTCCTGTACTCTTCGTGCGCTATCAAACAATAACCCCGACAAGAATTTTTATATTGTTGGTAGATCTGACTTTGGAACTTTAAGTGATACAGAAAAAGCTGATTTGTTTCCGTATGATAACGTGATTGATGTATGGGCTGGAATTCCATTAAGCATGTCAGAAGCTTATTATAATCATATCATTACTTATTTTAAAGAAAAAAATATTACTCTTGATTTCACTGTTATGATGGTTGGTCAAATGAGTAATGTAACCATTCCTAATCGTATTCAAAAAGTTAGAGAAGGAAATGATGGCCTGTTTGCGGCCACACTTGATATGTCTAAATGGTATACAACGCCAATTGTTACATGGATAAACGAAGAAAAACCAAAATACGTTGAAATTGTTAATGATCCAAGATATACAATCAAACAACCTAGAGATTTATTTCATATGCCAATGAAATCGCTTGGACAATACGATTATGATTACGAAACTTTTGCTATTCGCAATTATGAAGATCAAGAAAGAATTACGCGTGTTGTAAAGTCTGAATATGCTGGTATGGAAACGGTTTTTTGCGGAGACTATAATTACGCTGAAAAAGTAAACACTGAGCGTGCTACAAACTTTATGGTAGTTTTAAATGAAGGTAAGCCATCACGATATAAACTACTAAAGGAATGGGTACTAGACAAATTCAATGATGTTGATGTTTATGGTAAATGGTCTGAAGTTATTGGCGATGATTCTAGATTTAAAGGATCTATGCATATTAACGAATTGCAAACCACACTGCAAGATGTTAAGTTTACGTTCATTATTCCTATTAAAGAAGGTTGGACTACGTCTAAATATATTGAAATGATTCATGCTGGTGTGATACCGTTTCTTCATCCTTCATATGATGAGCAGGGCCATTTACCAATTCCAATGTTTCTCCGCCCGAAGACTCCTTCAGAATTTTATGCGCGGATGCAGACACTTATTGAAAACGAAGAAAAGTATAAAGAAGTTTTGAAAAATCTTCGTAAGAATATTCTTAAACCGGAATATTACGATGGTACATTTATAAACAACAAGATTATGTCTTCAATAGATTCCAATTATGTTCAACCAAACGTTGGTGAATATGAAAAGAAAACTGTTGCAACACTCGAAGATTTTTTAAATAAAGGATAAAATAATGAGCGATGATATTACATGGGCTCCGTTAGTCCCTTTAATTGGCGGATCACCATTAGGAGCAGAGCGAGCTTTTGGAAAACCTCCTGAAGCAATATATTCATACGATGGATTTCAATCAAATGATAGTCATTATGTGAATTATCAAAATAACATTAAAAACCGAGGATTAGATTATCGCCTTTTAGACAATGGCCCGCCTATACATAAAGTTGATGTCGTGTCTGGTACTCCACCTTGCGCGGCTTTATCACAATTAAATACAGGAAAGACTGCAGAATCAAAAGGTGCTGGTTGTCAAAAAAATGAATGGATGTATAAGGTATTTGAAGACGGTATTGATTTGTTTGAAGCAAAAGCTGTAGTCGTTGAAAACGCCCCTGCACTTTTTACAAACAAAGGCCGTGATGTTGCTAACAATTTGTTTGACATTTGTACTAAAAGAGGTTATAGTTTAACTCTATACAAAACTTCAACCAAATATCACGGTATACCACAAGCACGCGATCGTACCTTTGCTATTGGTTGGAAATCTGAAAAGGCGCCTATTATGTCTTGGTTTAAACGAGACCGTAAAAACTTTAAAGATTATTTAGCCGCAGTAAACGAAAAAGCATTACACCAGGATTTGGTTGTTAGCAAAAAACTTGACGAAGAACCATACTTCCAATTCCTTAAATCAAAAACAAATGAAAATCCAAGAGATATTTTAATTCGTAATAAAAATATTACAGCATTTGCTTATATTCAAAGAAATGGGTTACTTGAAGAAGCAAATGAATGGTTTCACAAAGTTGGCAACGCACGTGGAATACATGTATCTTCGCACGCAATTAAAAAGTTTGCGGCAGGCAAAGGTATATGGGATAGCTCAACTCACGTGTTTGACGAATGCATGAATGCTGTAATCGGAAGGAACCTTGCAGATACAATTCATCCAATTCACGACCGTTCTTTAACTATACGTGAAGCCTTATATCTAATGGGATTCCCAGACGATTTTGAACTCGTTGGTGGCCTTGCTAAAATGAATCATATTGCACAAAATGTTCCAGTTCCTACATCATGCGATATTCATACTGAAATTGGTAAGTTTATTCGTGGCGAGTTGGATATGTCTGAAACGAACTATTTACGCCAAAATAATCACATCGAGAAAACGGAAAATGATCCGCTCGGTACATCAGACCAAGTTACATTAGAGGAATTTTTTGCATGAGTAACCATTTTATTATTGACTTCGAAACAATGGGTAAAGATGCGTCAAAATGTGCTATCGTAGATTGCTCTGTTATGGTGTTTAACTTTGATCGTTTTTCTTCAAATCCATATACCTTAAATAGTGTAAAAGAAACAAAAAAGTTTAAACTTTCGGTGGCAGACCAAGTTAAAAACTATGGGTGGGAAATTGATAAAAGCACGTTACAATTTTGGGAAGAGCAAGATGCAGATGTACGTGCAAATGTTTCACCGAAAAAATCAGATCTAACTGTAAAGGAATTTGTAAAAGGTTTTCACGAATTTTTAATTGAGTCTCCTAAAATCGATTTTTGGTGGAGTCGTTCAAATACATTTGATCCTATCATTCTTTCTCGAGCTTTTGAAGCTGAAGGCAAACTCTTACATCTCGAAGAATACCTTAAATATTGGAGAGTACGAGATACACGTACTTATATTGATGCAAAACTAAACTTTCCAAAACAAAACGGGTTTATTCCAATGACCGATGAAAATACTTGGAATAAAAACTTTAAAAAACATGATAGTGCGTGGGATATTCTTGCTGATGTACTTAGATTTCAACAAATACATCGTGCAGAAAACGATTTAGATTTACTTTAAGGAATACATTATGGATATTCAAATTACAACAGAACACTTACAGAAATATAAATTATTTGTTGGGGCCCCAATGTATGGCGGTCAGTGCGCAGGGTCGTTCTGCAAATCAACCAACGATCTTTCATCAATGTGTGCAAAATATGGAATTGAGCTTAAGTTTTATTATTTGTTTAATGAAAGCTTGGTTCAGCGCGCAAGAAATTATGTAGCAGATGAATTTCTTCGCTCGGACTGTACTCACCTAATGTTTATTGATTCGGATATTGGATTTAAGGCTAATGACGTATTAACGTTACTAGGAATTCAAACACTACATCCAGAAACCTATGACATTATGACAGGACCATATCCTAAAAAGACTATTGCGTGGGAAAAAATTAAGACTGCAGTTGAGTTGGGAAAGGCTGATGAAAATCCGTTTGACCTTGACTATTATGCTGGTGATTATGTTTTTAATATGGCGGAAGGTGTAAAATCATTTAAAATAAACGAACCTGTTGAAGTAAGCGAAGCAGGAACAGGATTTATGTTAATACCACGCGAAGTGTTAGAAAAATATTCTGAAGCGTATCCAGAACTTAAATATATCCCAGATCATATAAGAACAAAAAACTTTGATGGCACCCACGAAATTACAGCTTTTTTCGATTGTGAAATTGATCCAGATTCAAAAAGATACTTATCAGAAGATTATTTCTTTTGCAGAAATTCTACAAAAATAGGGATTAAAGTTCATATGTGTCCATGGATGGAATTGCAGCATGTAGGAAGTTACATATTTAAAGGATCTTTAGGTGCTGTGAGTACATTAGGTATGTCTCCAACAGCTTCAAAGAATTCAAACCCCAAAAATTATAAAAACAAGAAAAAAACAAAAAGGTCTTTTAGACCATAAAAGTGATTGACATTTTGAAACTATTATGTTATAATTATATTAATGACAACCAGGAGAAACTATATAATGAAACTATCTGACCGTACTCTAACTATTCTCAAAAGCTTTGCGGCAATCAACAAATCAATTATTATGAAGCAGGGTAATATACTAAAAACTGTAACACCAGAAAAAACTCTAATTGCAATTGCTAATATTGCAGATGACATTCCATCTCAAGCTGTTGTTTATGATCTTTCAAGATTCCTTTCAATCCTAAGCCTTCACCAAGATCCGGATATTCAATTCCACGATAAATTTTTTACTATCTCTGAAGGAAATAAGAAAAAAACAAAATATATTTACGCAGACCCGTCTATGGTTATTGCCCCACCAGAAAAAGAATTGTCTATTCCATCCGAGGATGTAAAAGTAAACGTTGTATGGGATGATTTTCAATCTGTATTGAAAGCAGCTGGCGTTTTGCAGTTTGAGGAAATTGCGTTTGTTGGCGAAGATGGCAAATGTTTCCTCCGAGCAATTGATAGTAAAAATCCAACAGCTGACGCGTATGGTATTGAAATTGGTACAACAAATGATACGTTTACTATTATTATTAAAACCGACAATCTTAAATTGCTCCCCCAGGACTATGAAGTAGTTCTATGTGCTAAAGGTATTTCGTATTTTAAAGGATCTGATGTATCTTATTATGTTGGTATTGACACAAAATCAAAATATGAAAAGGGCCAATAATGTTAGACACCGTTAAAATTACACCACAAGACATTGGTAATGCTGTTGCTATTATTGATATTTGCGTAAAACGAGGGGCTATTGAAGGTAGTGAATTATCAGCGGTTGGTAAAATTCGAGATAAGTTGGACTCTTACGTAAAACAAGAAGCTAACAATGTTTCAGACGACAATAAAGCAGAATAAACTATATACAAACTTATGAAAGTAGTATATTATATAAATCAAGGCTGTTCTTAATTGGATAGCCTTGATTCTACATTATGAAACTCTTTGAGGTTATTGCTTATGACACTAAATAAAAAAAATGATGAAGTACTTTGGGTCGAAGCATATCGCCCAGGTACTATTGAAGAAACAATTCTTCCGCAAAAAACAAAAGACATCTTTAAAAAGTTTGTTGCTGATGATAGCATGCCAAACCTGTTACTTACTGGTGGTCCGGGCATGGGTAAAACAACTGTTGCGAAAGCAATGCTCAATGAATTGGGATGTGACTATATTGTAAAGAACGGATCATTGAATGTAAACATTGATACTCTTCGTTATGAAATTTCAACCTTTGCTTCATCTGTATCCTTCACAGGTGGTCGTAAATATGTTATTCTCGATGAAGCTGATTATCTAAACGCCACAACTGTTCAGCCCGCACTTCGTAACTTTATTGAAGAATATTCTAAAAACTGTGGATTTATTTTTACATGCAATTTCAAAAATCGTATTATTGAACCACTTCGTTCTCGTCTTTCTGAAATAGATTTTTCGATTGAAAAAACCGATAGACCTAAAATGGCTGCTCATTTTTTTAAGCGCGTTCTTGCTATTTTACAACAAGAAAACATTGACCACGATAAAGCAGTTGTTGCAAAGGTAATTGAAAAACATTTTCCAGATTTTCGACGTGTACTTACTGAGCTACAAACATATGCTGCGTCAGGTCGTATTGATGAAGGTATTTTTACAAACCTAAAAGAAGAATCAATCGAACAGCTTTTTAAAATGTTAAAGGAAAAGAACTTTACTGAAATGCGTAAGTGGTGTGCGGATAATAGTGATCAAGATACTAACGAAATGTTTCGCCACATATACGATACTGCAACAAGCAAAGTTGAACTTAAAAGTCTACCAGGATTTATTGTAACACTTGCAGACTATATGTATAAAGCTCATTTTGTTGCAGACGTGGAAATTAATTTAATTGCGTTTTTAACAGAAGTAATGTTCGAAAGTAGCTTTAAGTGAAATTTTTAAAAAAGAAAGTAAAAGAATGTTTTTTCTGTAAGGTAAGCTTATCAGCAGGTAATTCTTTTACTCTCCAATATTCATCGGCCGATGGTGTACACACTGCAACTATGTGTGGTGAATGTTCAAAAACTTTTGACGAACTCGCAGATTTAAAGGATAAGGCGTATGGCCAAGGATTTGACTCCATTTGATTTTATTAAATCAGTCTCACACAATAAGAAGGATTTAATTCTAGATTCTGACTACCCGCAACAAACTGAAAAGCAATATAACGCGTTTATCGTTAATCGCGGATTTTCATATTTTGAAGATACTATTCTTCATGCAAACGAATTGAATATGCGCCATCATTTATTTGAAGATGCACAATATAGATATTATCTAGGGATGCTACGCCCTCGCAATCGCTTTTCCAAATGGCATAAAGCCGAAAAGAATAACGATTTAGACGCGATACAAGAAGTATATTCAGTGAATAGAACAGTCGCAAAAATGTATCTTAAAACTTTAACTGAAGAAGATTTAAAAACAATCCATGCCAAATTAGAGAAAGGCGGAGAATTATAAATATTCAGATGGTCTAAATGAGCATTGTCACAATAATAATAAAAAAATAAAGGTGAACTCATTATGGAAAGAGATTTGTTTAGAGGAGTTGGCGTAGAATTAAAACTACCAAGCCCCGATAATTTTCTTAAGATAAAAGAAACTTTGACTCGTATCGGAATAGCGTCAAAAAAAGAAAAAAAGCTGTATCAGTCTTGTCACATATTACACAAGCAAGGTTTATACGCGATCGTACATTTTAAAGAACTCTTTATTTTGGACGGTAAAGAAAATTCATTTGCGGAAGAAGATCGCGCAAGAAGAAATACTATTATTAATTTGTTAGAAGAATGGGGCCTTCTTGAAATTGTCGATCCTGCTAAATCAGAAGATCCAATTGCCCCTTTAAGTCAAATTAAAATACTATCACATAAAGAAAAAGGTTCTTGGGAATTAGAACCAAAATACAATATCGGTAAAAAGAAATAATCTGGAGTATTATATAATGAAAGTTTTTCGAGCAAATGAAAATGCGATACGCCCAACGTTTGATAGACATGAAGATGCGGTTTTTAATTTAAAAGCATGTTTTGAACCAAACAGTAAAGTACGTTTAATTAATCCTTTAAACAAAAAAACCTTTACACCAACAAAAATATACAATGGAAAAACATGCGTTCAAGTATATCCACAACAAAGAATTCTAATACCAACCGGCCTAACGTTTGATGTTCCGTTGGATTGTGTATTAAAATTATATTCGGATCCTGGCATATCAAATGAAAAAGGTTTGGTACTTTCAAACGGTGTTGAATTAATTAGATCTGGATTAAATGAAGAATTACATGTAATGATTACAAATATTACAGACGGTGTTTCTGTTATTGAAACTGGTGGAAACATTGCTCTTGGTCAGCTCGAGAAAATGCTAGCATATTCGATTTCAGAAATTACAAAATTACCATCCGATGACGTGGCAGAGGATGCGTAAATATTTTAAAAAATCCACGTAAATTATATTGACATTCTATACAGAATCAGATATATTAATATCAAGAGCGCAGTCTGGCCTGGTTATGCCCTTGAAACTTTACAGTACTAAAACACAACACACACAGGAGAACTAAAATGAATAACGAATTTATGGCGAACATGTTTATTGATACAATCCAGAATTCAAAAACTGAGTTTGTAAAAACCTGGTTCAAGGATGATAACACATCTAAACCACTTAACGATTTCATCAAATTGCAAACTGAATTTACTAAAGAAGCAATGAAAACTGTTTTTGCTTTTCAATCCGCTACTGGTGAAAACTTGGCAAAAGGTGACAAGCAATGAATAAGAACCCTTTTGAAATCCGTGCAGAAATGCTTCAACTCGCAAAAGAGTACATGGATCAACAGTATCATATGAATATACAGTTCGCAGAGAACATGATGAATCAAGGCAAGAAAACCGTAGAAGACGTTAAAGAAACATATAAAATGTATTCTATGGACGATCTTATGGAAAAAGCCAAAGAAATGTATTCTTTTGTTTCTAAAAAAGATTAATTTTCTAAAATAATTTTTATTTAGCTATTGACATTTTAAATAAAAGTATTATATATAAATATAAGTGGAGGCGCCATTTGGGTCTCCACTTTTTTAATAGCCGGTCAAATGACGGTAAATTTACATACTCGCTTAAATAAGGAGAACAAGCATGAACACTCGTACGTTCAACACAGATCTATTAAACGACCCATTTTTTATTGGTTTTGATTCAATTCTTAATAAATTAAATCATTCTAGTCAAACTAATATATCAAATTATCCACCATACAATTTAATTAAAACAGGTGACGACACCTTTCTCATTGAACTAGCAGTTGCTGGGTTTGACGAGGAAGATTTTGATATTGAATTGCACGATGGTATTCTAACAATTAAAGCAGACGTTGGCGAAATAGAATCTTCGACCAATTACTTACACAAAGGTATCGCAGCGAGAAACTTTGTTCGTAAGTTCACTCTTGTTAATACGATCGAAGTGACAGGTGTATCTTTGCGCCAAGGAATGTTAACCGTGCAGTTGCATAATGTAATTCCTGAAGAAAGAAAACCAAAAAAGATACCTATTTCAAAAGGTCCAGAACTTCTTACAGAATAATAGAAAAGGGGAGCTTATTGCTCCCTTTTTAATGCACACCACCGGGGCGGGAAAATTGATCCAAGTCAGACGTGTTACCTTTTCCAAGCGAATTTATTACAGTACTCGAAGATCCGCCTTGGACACTGTTATTCGTTGTTGGAGATACCGTGACTGGAGCAAGCGTAATTTGATTGCCACCACCTGCTGCACCAGCACCAGAGCTAACCAAATTTAAAGCTTGCATAGTTTCGTTATCTATAATTCCAATTATTGCATTTCTTGCGCTGGTAATTTTACTCGTAACTTCATCTAATTTAAGCTTTGGATCTAAAAGTCCATCTCCAAAATCAATAGCATTGCCAGGCATCCACGAAGGATCGTAAACTCCGCCGTTCGCTAAATGATTGAATATAGGAATAGTTTCTGCCAGGTTTTTAGAAATTTCTCTAAAATTGATAGATCCTGGATCAATGCCACTTAACGTTGACAGCGCATTAGCTAATGGCTCTAATGCCATTGCGAATCTTTCCATTCCTGTTACTAATTGATTACCCTTTGAACCAGATAATGGTTCAAATTCGTTTATTAATTTAGATATAATACTTTCTTTTTCGACAGTTCCGCCGAACAACGAAGTGAAAAACCCTCTTACTCTGTCGCCAACACCTTCTTTAACATCGATTGCGAAAAAATTTGTAACTGCTGATACTAAGTCACTAATACCAGATCCAAGGTTTAATTTAGAAATTTCAGTTAATCTTTTAAGTGCGTCTGGCGTTATTGCAGTAATAGAATTACTAAACATTTTAAATGCATTAACTAGCCCACCGCCGCCACTGCCTTTTAATTTATCCAACCAAGATAGGCCAACATCCCCGAGCGTAAGACCTATCATTAAACCAGATATTCCTGCACCTATAGCAGTCATTATAGCAAATATACCAACACCCGCCATCACTGCAGCCGCTGGAGATCCGGCTACTCCTAAGAGTGTTCCTAATCCTACGCCAGCTCCTAGTATTCCAACGAGGGCGGTAATAGAATTTTCGTTATCTAATTCACCGATAGAATCATTAAACATTTTAAACGCATTAACTAATCCACCACTACCTGATTTTAATGAGCTCATCCAAGACATTGCCTTGTCACCAGCTGTAAGACCTATCATTAATCCAGATATACCTGCACCAATACCAGCCATTATAGTTGTAACTCGAGTTACTGCGCCTATACCAGTTCCACTTCCGAATGCAGCTGCAAGACCTCCAACACCCAAAATTCCTACTAATGCCGCCGTCCCATCCGTTGTTAATTCGCCAATAGCATCACTAAACATTTTAAAGGCTGTTGGCAATCCACCGCCAGAAAAACCAACTGCAGAATTAAGCCAGTCTACGCCAGCACCGCCAACGCCTAACCCAAGCATTAATCCTGCTATACCTGCACCGATTCCTGTCATTGTAGCGGCAACTCGAGTTGCTGCAGCTACACCAGATCCTCGCCCAAATACAGCTGCCCCAGTTGCAGCGCCAAGTATACCTACCATGGCTGTTATTGCGCCTGGCGTCAATTCGCCAATTACATTAGAAAAACCGCCCATCACTGTTTTTAGCGATGAGAAGTTTATGTTTCCACCTAGCGCAGAAACACCGCTAAATATTAAATCTCCAGCTAACAATCCACCTAGGAAACCAGAAATACCTGCGCCCATAGCGCCTAAACCAACGGCAGCACTCGTACCACCTTTTAGACCTGCTATAGCACTTATACCCATAATACCGCCAAGAACTGCAAGGGCTTTAGGATCAATTTCTAAAATCATATCAGAGAACCCTGACATAACTTCTTTCATAGAAGAAAATTTCATATCGCCGCCAAGAGCTGATACACCGCCAAATATTAAATCTCCAGCCATAAGACCACCGAGAAATGCCGATATAGCAAATCCCATAGATCCTAATCCAATTGCAGCTTTCTTACCACCAATGGCAGATATACCCATGATACCGCCGAGAACAATAAATGATTTGGGATCCATTCCAACAATCATATCTGAAAAACCCAAGGCTGCAGATTTTAAATTGTCGAATTTAAAACTAGCTCCCATTGATTCCATCCAACCTAAAGTAGCATCACCGGCGACCAGGCCACCAAAAAATGCTGATATACCAAGGCCCATCATGGCTAATCCACCAGCCCCTTTAGCAAGGCCGATACCAGCAGCACCTATACCAAGGCCGGTACCGAGACTAAAACCACCCTTACCAGCACTGCTTGGTGCAGCTGCAGTAGATCCACCTGAAGATGATTGGTACATTGGCTGTGGGCTTACAGACGCCCTACTAGCATCTCCTAAGGTTGTTGCTCTTTCCTGTGCCGATAACATTTTCTGCAGCATACTATTTTGTTCAGCAAGTAAATCAACCTGCTGATTATCAATTTGCGCCATGGAAGATAACATAGCACCTTGCTGCGATATGTTAATATCAATAGAGTCTAATACAATTTTAAGATCTTCAAACGTTGCCATTTATTTTCTTCTTTGCTTTTCTTCTTGTTGCTTTATAAAGTTAATTAACATATCAAAATATAAATCTCTTTCAAAAGGCATCATTCTTTCTAACTCATCAACTGAATACTTATGATGTTGAACCATTCCAAAAATTTTATCATAATAAATCGAAAGGTTCGTATGACTCAACATCAGATAAAAAAAGTTTGGGTTCCTTGTATCACAAAGGTTTTATTATCACCGTTTTTATTTATGTATTCAACTTCATGTCTTACTTTTGGTATCGTATCAAAAAACTCTTTCATTTTTTTAACAACATCGTTATGTAGACTTTCAATGAAATCATTAACTTCTTTTTTACTAAAATCTTTAAAGTTAAACACGTCTTCTTCTGATGCTAATTTGTCTAAACAGCAAAGCATAATATCGTAATTTCTTTCGGTCTCAGACTTATCCTCGTTTAAAAGAACAAAGAAGTCTTCAGCCGTAGGGTATTTTAAAAACAATACATAATTTTCTGATACTTCAATTTGGTTCGTATGGTTTTCAGGTTTTTCAATTTTTACTTGCGTTAAATCTAATTCTAATTCAATAGATTCTTCAGTGTCTGGGTCTTCTATTTTAAACTTTACAATGTTATCAACAGACTTAGAACGAATTGATATTAATAAGTATTCCAAATCAACGAGTGATAATGAATCAATAGTATCTTCAAGTAAACAATTATTCACAATCTGTTTAATTGAACTTATAATTTGTTCAGTGTCTTTTGATTCTTGAGCAATTAAAAGAATTTTTTCTTCTTTTACTGTAAAGGGCCGATACTTAACCTTTTTATCGTTAGATGGTAACGAAAGCTCATATATCGGCATGTCAATCTTTGGTAGTGGCATTGTGTATTATCTCCTCAATTAAAATATATTTCGCAAACCGTTTAGTCCGGATCTAATTTGCGAAAACGAATTATTTATGTTATTTTTCAAGTTACCAAGTTTAGTAAATGCGTTTATTGAATCTTGAATTGAAATTGGCAAACTGCCTTGCCCTATTGCTTGGCCATTTGCTCCTAAAGTATTTACATATTCTACAAAACCAGTACCTCGTGCAAACCTTTCGGTTGGCGTACCTTGTCTTGAACTTGACACTGCCATGTGAGCATATGTAAAGTTAATTGTAGAAGTTGCGAAAGAATCATTGTCTGCCCATGATACATCAACGCCGCTTACCTGTGTTGGAAACGCATCATACAACGTGTATTCATAATATTTTGGTATGCCATCGGCGCCATCTGTACTATAGTGCTTAATTATTATGTTACAAGCAAAATCTTTTTTATATCCAACTTCGTATGGAAGCTGACCATTTACTTGAGAAAACGCTCCGTCTGAATAGTTGTAATTAATTACTGATTGCATCCACTGATGAAAAAATCTAAGTACCATATGATCAGAGTCTAACATAAACACTGCATTAAATTGATCGGGCTGAACAGCTGTTGGGATTGACTGTTTCACACCAAACCCATTTGGATAGTAATCTGCTACCGTATAATTTAGGCCCGGGATCGTTGCGGTTTGGCAAAAAAATCTAAGATCTTGCATTGACATACCGTCTGATTGTACTGGCCCGTTCATTATTTCGACAACGTATAGGTTTTTGCGCGCAGGCCCGCCGTACTTATTCATAGTACTTTTAAATTCGTTTATATTAAATGGCATTTATCGCCCGCCTCTTGCTATTTTTCTTGAGTCTGCCCAGACTCTTCCTTTTGAAGACTTTTCAAAATGTTCAGATGGTAAGAATAGCGCTATATCCCATTCAGCAGGATTTATATATACCAATTTTGTTCTTATCTGAGACGTTAAATAATGTTTCACTGTAGGTTTAAATTCTCTATATTTTGAAGCACCATTAAGGATACTATATGATATTTGCATTTTTGTAGTTTCATCGTATTTTTGATTTCCTGTCACCTCGTATAAGGCATCCATTAATTGCGCACGTAAAGGAAGTGGTAAGTAGTGAAAGTTCATTCCAAGAAAGCCACCTTTAGCTGTATTTATTGGAAATACAAGTGGGAACCTGTCATAATAAGGAAGAGTTTCTTTATGTTTAGGGTCATATAAAAACGTATACATGTGGCCAAGTCTAAATTTACTTTCGTATCTATCTTTCATTTGGCGAATAATTTTTGTTTCTTCTATGCTCGAACGTGATACTGACTTTGCTTGATTCCGATACCAATCGCGCGCCAATTTTGTACGTGCTGGTACTTGACCTGCTCGAATACCTTTTAAAAGAATATCGTCAAATACTTTTGCAGTCATTACTTAATTCCTAATTCGTGTTCGGTAAATATTTCAAATACCCATCCTCTATCTGCACAGTATTGGCGTGCAGCTTTCCATTTAGATTCGTTGACACCATACGTTTTAACTTCGTTTACATATCTACGTGAAAGTCTTCCTGAAGGAGTTGAATTCTTTTTTCGAATATCAGGTGCTTTAGTTTGAGCGTGCGGTTTTATTTCTATCATAATAGTTTCGGTTGTGCCATTTGGCGTTCTCTTTCTTACAACTACGTCTGGGTAATACCTGTGCCTTTTTCCATCTATAGGAGACACGTAAGGTACTATAACTTCTTCACTCTGCCACCAAATAACATCTGGGTGAACATCAATATATCTAAAAAATTTAAATTCCCATAAAGATCTATAAATGATCTTTGAAGAATCTCCCTTATACTTTTCTGGGTGTTTAGGCCTAAACCGCCCTTTATGTCCTCTAGTCATTCATGCTGTCCAATTTTTAATATAAATAGAATCAAAGCCACGTATATCTATTTATAAAGGAATTTAGGTTTGCCGTATCAAGATTTTGGTCAAAGGCCTGAACAGGTCATGAGTAACAGTAAAATTTCGCAAAGTTCTAATTTTTTAAACTTTCCGTTAAATATCGGAGCTCACAGTGTATTATTAGCCTTTAATAAATACGCTTTTGTTCCGCCCGGCGAACGAGGATTGAACAAATTGTCTGGTGGTTCTGCTAGAAATCGCGGCGGTGAATTTGGACCAATACCAAACGGAACGGATGTAATTCAGCTTCCATTGCCTGCTAATATTCAAGACATTTATTCTATTAGAGTAGCAGGAAGTGATATGGGTATTGCACAGTCAGCGGTTGCTACAGGGGCATCTCAATTTGCTGGCGCAGGCGATCTTACTGTTTCAAATTTAGGAAATGTTTTAGGCAACCTAATACCCGGAGTAGATCTTAGTTCAATACTTAATTCTGATATTGACCAAGCTTCGAAAAACTTATCATTTTTAGGTAGAAGATCAATTGATAAGTTGCTTGCTGGTGCTGGAAAGGCTGTTGACCAAGGGTTAGGAAATACAGTTAACCCGAAATCATCATTGTTTTTTGAAGGTGTAAATTTAAAACAATTTGATTTTAATTGGACTCTTGCTCCAACAGAAGCTGCAGAGTCTGATAGGATACGAGATATTATTACAACAGTTCGTAGAAACATTCTTCCTACTTATGGGAGCGCAGTTGGTTTAAATAAAGTCTTGTTAAATTATCCTAGTACTGTAGACATATTCTTTTTAGGAATTGACGACGGGTATTTCTTTAAATATAAGACATGCATGGTACAACAATTTCAAAATAACTATACTCCAAACGGTTTGGCAGTAGTGACAGGCGGAAAGCCAGCTATGGTGTCAATGAATATGACTCTCATGGAAATGGATATTCATACATCCGAAGATTATGGCGGAGTATCAACTAATAACGTGTCAGTTTCAGATTTAACAACTGGCGATCAAACAATAAGTGGCGGGGCGGGGTAATATAAATGGCAGGCGAATATTTCGATAAATTCCCAGACATAAGCTATAATAATGTTTTAGTTAAAGACGTAACAAAAAGAGTAAAATTCCTAAAAGAAACTTTACAAGATCCGTATTCTTTTTTGCCGTATACTATCAAGGAAGGCGAAAGAGCTGAGGATATTGCGTATCACTATTACGGCGACTCTAACTATACTTGGCTAATATATTTAGCAAACAATATTATTGACCCATATAATGAATGGCCGATGGACGAATATACATTCAACCAATATTTAATTAGCAAATATAGTGGGCAAGCAGGCGGGTTAAACGGTTATGATTTAGTTGATTGGACCAAAGCTAATACTAACACAGATAATATAGTTTATTATTATAAAGAGGTATAAAATGGCAATTGATATAATAAAAATTAGTCCTGACAGTTTTAAAACTCTTTACCTTCGCAAAGAAGATAGAGTCATATTAAGAAGTGAAGCAGGCAAGCGAATTGCATTACAAAGAATCATTCCAACTGAATGGATTCCGTATCGCGTGTGGGATTTTGAACAAGCAACAAATGACAATAAAAGAAACATTCAACTTATTGATAGAAACTTAGTATCAAAAATTGAAAAAGAGATTACGAATAAATTAAATGAGTGAATTTATTTTACCAGGCCAATATAAATTATTAAGTGCCGTATTAGTTTCAGATTCAGCTCCATCTATCGAGTTAGGAGTTTCAGGGCAAGGAAATTCAAATGAATTTTCAGGCTTCATACCTGTTTTTGTAATTGAAGAATCTATTAATTCTGACTGCATGAAAGGTTATGCAGAAATAATTGATAACATAGGTTTTCTTGAAGACTTACCTATTCGTGGTGAAGAACATTTGATTTTTACTGTTGAAGACGCTATGAAAAATCGTAGAATTTATCAAATGCGAATATATAAAGTTATAAATGTTGAAATTAATGATGCAAACGATGGTTTAAGATATGAAATTCATTTTGTTTCAAAATCAAGATTTAATGTAAGTGCACGGCGCATTACAGAACCTTTTGAAGATAAAATATCAAACATAGCATCAACCATTTTTAATAGTTATTATAGCCCTCCGCAAAATTCTTCGAGCTTAGTTGTTGAACCAACCGAAGGCGTATTTCGCTGTGTAATTCCAAATTATACACCAGTCCAAGCAATGAATTTTTTATCACAGCGTGCTTATAGTACATCGAGTCCATCATGCTCTTTTAGATTTTTTGAAACTGCTCACAATCACTTTTTTGTTTCGGACGAATATTTAATCAAACGAGCATTGGAAAATACTGACAATATCAAAGAATTTACTTATAGTGATGCTTTAGACAAGTCAGGTAAAGAATACTCGCAGCAAATGCAAAATCTTATAACTATTAAAAACGAAGATCGCATTAACACTATGAAGGATCTCGGTTCTGGTGCTTATCGTAGTCATGTTATTGAAGTTGATATAGTAAAAAGAAGAGTAAACCTTCCAACTAAATCTACAGTGCATTCTTATGATTTTGAAACCGAAAAATCAAAATATGTATCCACCTCAGGGCGGTCTACTGATGAAGGTGTTCATTCTCCTGAATTTAAAAGTTCTTACTTTACACAAGAAAATGAAAAACGCTATATGGTAGTTCGTGATTATGCTGATGACAGTGGAGAATTTCAATTAAGAGGAAATCAATTTCTTCCAGAAATAGTTGCAAATAGAACGGCGTATCGGCACCATTTAAATAACACTATCGTGTACGCAACAGCGAACGGTAGATTAGATTTAAATGCAGGAAGCATGATAAACATTAAAATACCTCAATTTATTTCATCATCGCAAAAGGGGTTAAATCCGCAATTGTCTGGATATTATATGATAGATACTATAACCCACAACTTTGTAAGAGACGTACATACTACTGCTCTTAAATTGATTAAGTATGATTGGAGCACAGAATGATGGAAACTGGTGCTGGGATATTAAATCCTTTATTTTTTATGGGGGTTGTAGAAAATAATGTTGATGAGCGTCTTGAAGGAAGAGTACAAGTACGTGCCTTTGGAGTGCATGGAACAACCCAACAGGTCCCAACTGAAAATCTTCCGTGGGCAACACTAGTACATGGTAGCTATGACCCTAACGCTGAGATACCGCGTGTAAACTCATTTGTATTTGGGTTTTTTGTTGACGGTCGTGATGCACAGCAGCCAATGATATTGGGCTTAATCCCAACGCAAATGACTGAAATAATAAACCCAGATTTAACTGGTTGGGGCAAAATACCCGAAACAAATTCAAGGATTCTTGCAAAAAGATCAATGCCACCTGATATAGGGCAGCCATCAAATTCAAGATTAGTTCGCGGTGAAAATATTGAAGAAACTTATGTTCACCAGCAGGAAATATCTCGTGTAAAAGATATTGGCATTGCAGACCAAAACCCGGATAAAGCTGAGGATGGTGATCGCGAATTTTTTGCAGAACCAGCGCCTGCATATAACGCGGAGTATCCATTTAATAGAGTAATAGAAACAGCAACACATTCAATAGAATTGGATGATACTCCTGGGGCCGAGAGAATTACCATATATCACGGCGCAGGGTCTTATATTGCTATTGACGCGCGCGGAAGTACTACTCATAAATCTGCGTCTGATAAAATTCAAATAAATGATAGAAATAATTATGTATATGTAAAAGGTAGAAACATAGTTACTATCGAAGGTGATTCTCAGGTTTTTGTAAAAGGAAATAAAATAGAAGAAATCACTGGTGATCTAATACAAAATGTTAGAGGAAACCATTATCTTTCTGTTGGCGGGCAGTCTACTATTAATGCAAGCGAAGAAATTCAAATAAGAGGTGGGAAGCTACGCCTTGAATCAAACGTAGAAGGCATTAATTTAAAGGCAAGCAAAAAAATAAACCTACAAGCTGTTGATGCTATTAACTTAAAGGCAAAAACAATGTATCTCGATGCAGAAGGTGATTTAAGTATTAAAGCTGAGCATCCAAAAATAGCCGGAGAATCTCAAGTAAGTATCAGTGCTGAACTTACTGCTATTGATGATTATGTACGAATGGCCGAAGGTAAGGCAGTTGAACCAGATTCTTCAGGTGCTGGCACGGCTGAAGCTGTAGATGCCCCAGAACCTGTAGGTAAAGCCATAAGCACAACACGTAACGAAAGCTATGACGGTGGCATAATTGGGTCGAGTGGTTATACATCACAAGACGAAGGTGAAGAATCAGTTGAAAGGGCGGCAGCAACAGAAACATCTAGTGAAGCTTCGACTTCCTCTACAGCAGACGCAATTAAAAAATCATCTACCGGAATTAAAACATCTGCAGCAGGCCTCGAAAATGATCAAGCGTTTCAAACAAAACTTGCGGAAATGCAAAGTAAATATCCTAGTCTCGAAAAGCAGCAATTATATGCAATCATTAGCGGTGAAAGCGCATTTAATACTGCTGCATATAATCAAAATTCTGGAGCGTCGGGTTTGTTCCAGTTTATACCTGGCACAGCAAAAGGCCTTGGTTATACAACGAGTCAAATTCGTAATATGAACCCAACTCAGCAATTAGAAGTATACGACAAATATCTTGCAAGTGCTAAGTATAAAGGTGGCGATCTTGGAATTATTCAAGCAGCTCCGGCATATTATGGCCGTCCTGATAATTTTGAAGTTTACAAAAGAGGCTCAAAAGCATATGCGCAAAACCCGCCATGGCGCGGTTCTGACGGCAGGATCACAGTAGGAAGCATTAATGCATATTATAATAAAAATTGGGGTCTTAGCTAATGTTTAAACTATTGCGAGTTCAATCGCGAATAAATAGATTATAAAGGAAAGAGTAAAATGTCCGGGTCGAACATATCAACTAGAAATCATTGCGTTATCCGAATAGGATCAACAGCTTCAAATCCTGAAGCTGCAGTAAATGATGTGGTTGCAGCCTTCGCAAACGAATTAAACTTTGGGACATATACAATTAATAACGCTGATTCTTTAAGTGATAGCTTCCAGCAAGGTGCAGTATTTAAACCAATAAGCACAACTGAACTGTTAATTCAGCAATATGGCGAAACACCTTTCTATGAATCTGTTTCTACATTTAACACATACTTTGAAAATAGTGAAATAAAAAAATTAATTGCCGATATTGAAAGATATCCAAATATCACAAAAAGAATTAACCAAAACCTTATCTTTACTCCTATTGAAGTAGCAGAATTTACAAGCAACTATCAATATGTACCTATCACGCTTAAAAACCAAGCAAACACAATTACACCAAAGCTTTTAAACGAAGTAGAAGATTTTTATGGAAATAGTATTTCTGGCGGAGTACTTGATAGTTTTTGCTCTATTATGCCATCCGTGTTCGGTGCGATTGATGGCTTTTTTGACACTCTTAATGATATACAAAATTTTGTAAATGCAATTAAAAACTTTTCTCTAGCAGACTTATCGTTAAAGCTACTTATTGATAAAATTAAAGATCAAATAATAAGTGTAGTTGAAAGAGTTGTTGATAATGTAAAAAATATTATTGAAAATTTCAGTATAGAAAATATCATTAAAGAAGCTGCCACGTACTTTCAGCAAAATGTAATATTAAGATTTTATGATATTAAAGAAAAAGTATTAAACTTTTTTAGCCCGTCAAACATAGAAAGCTTTAAAAATAAAATAAAAGGTATAATCGAATATGCTCTTAATTTATTTAAAAACCCATCACTAGATGAAATACAATTTTTAATATATCGCTTTTGTAATTTTGGTGCTCAAATAGAAAAAGGCATCAAAGGTCTTATAAATCCATTAACAGATTATACAAATAGTTATCAGTCTTCTTTAAACGCATTAAAGTCAAGCTCAAATGTAAACACTGAACGTGCTATAAGAGCAGGCGCAATACGTGTTTCACCAGAGCAAAGATCAGCAGTAGTAAGTGCAGCGACTGGTAATACAAGTGCACTTGAGCCGTTTGGCGGTGCAGGCGCTGATAGCACACCAATAACACAAGTTGAAACTGGCGACATTTCTCCACTTTCTGCAGAAGAACTTAACAGCGTTACAAAATATAATGAAGGTAAAGGGGATTCAAGAATTACATTTACCGGAGGTGCATTAAGACAAGCTATTACAAAAGAAGGTAAAAAACCACCTGCATGGCGCTGGGAAACTCAGTCAATGGCATCGCGTGTTAAGGTTATGAGAATACAAAAAAGGTTTGGTAAACAATTAATAATGACCAGCTTAAGAAGAACTTATCAAGAACAGAAAGGCATATATAACCGTACTAAGGATAAGAGCAAAGTGGCCAAACCTGGAAACTCAAAGCACGAACAAGGTCATGCATATGATATACTATGGGCTGGTTACCCAGCAGGCCGCAAAGAATTTTTAAAAATTGCAGTGCAAGAAGGTATGGTTGGAATCGGTGGATATAGTGGTTTTGTTCATATAGACGAAGGGCACGCACGGTATTGGGGATCTGTAGACGGTGTAAATCCTCGCGATCCTGCAACTTATAGGTAAAATAGATGGTAGTACAACTCATAACTCCAAGATTAAAAAAGCTGGACTTATATTCTGATCTTCATAAAGATTTGTCTGTAAATCCTATATCTGGGGATATTGCTTTAAAAAGAAACGAAGAAGCTGTTAAAGAATCAATAAAAAATCTTATTCTTACGGATAAGGGTGAAAGACTTATGCAGCCTCTTATCGGCGGTAATATTCGAGCAATGCTATTTGAAAATAATACACCCGCTGTAATCAAAATGATACAAGAGCAAATAAGAATTACAATCGAAACATACGAGCCACGGTGCGCACTTATTGATGTAAATGTGTTATCTTCATTGGATGATAATACCGTTAAAATAGATATATATTTTTACATAAATAATGTTGCAGACCCAATTGCACTTACCGTGTTTCTAGAGAGGACTAGATAAGATATGGCTACCAAACCAATTAACGAGCTGGATTTTGCAACCATTAAGGATCAATTCATAGCGCACTTACAAAATCAAACTCAGTTTAAAGATTATGATTTTACAGGGGCAAACATGAATGTCTTACTTGATGTTCTAGCCTACAATACGCACATGAATAATTTTTACACTAACATGGCAATTAACGAGATGTTTCTTGATTCTGCCATTATTAAAAATTCAGTTGTTTCACATGCAAAAGAATTAAATTATCTACCTCGGTCCAGAAAATCAGCAAAAGCCGTTGTAAATGTAACATTACGGGATCCGCTTGAAACCGCTTCGGTGATTACTATACCAAGATTTACGGAATTTACAGCCAGTTTCCAACGCAGTAGCTATACATTCATTACAGATCAATCTTATATTGCTAAAAAGACAGCAGCAGGAGTTTTTGTAGCAACAGATGTTGAAATATTCGAAGGATATATATTAGGCGAGTTTGAAAAAGACGGGTTTTTTGTTGATGAAACAAATTCTTTAAAATGTAATTTAATAAACGATAACATCGATACAAATACTATTGAAGTATATGTTGACGATGAAGCTACTCTTGGAAAAAATCAGTTTTTCTATACAGCAGATATATTTGGTGTAACACCGACAAGCAAAGTTTTTTATCTTGAGCCACATTTTGATAATAGGTATTCTGTTTATTTTGGTGGGAATGTATTCGGCGAACAGCCAAAAAGAGATATTGATGTAAAAATACAATATCGTGTATGTAATGGCACTGAGGTAAACGGAGCTAATTTGTTTGCAACTTCGTTTAAACCAAATACAACTGTAACAACAGTGTCCGTTGCGGCTGGTGGCGCCGAGCGCGAAACCTTAGATAATATAAAGTTTTTTGCACCGAAATCAATTCAAGTTCAAGAAAGAGCAATTACTGCGGGCGATTATAAAATTTTATTATCGCAAAGATTCCCGGAAATAAAAAGCGTATCAGCATACGGTGGTGATGAGTTAGATCCTCCTAGATATGGCCGAGTTGCGATTTCTGTAAACTTGCAAGGCGAAGGATTTTTATCAGAAACACGTAAAAACTCGTATTTAAGATATCTGGCTGATAAAACTCCACTTGCGATTGAACCTATATTCATTGATCCTGGATTTTTATATTCTGAAACTATCGTAGATGTAATTTATTCGAAAAAATTCACAACAAAATCAACACAAGCACTTGAAACTTTAATAAGAGCAGAGATAGCCGATTATAATACTACAAACTTGGATGACTTTGGCGAAACATTAAGAGTTTCAAAACTAGCGTCTATCATAGATGGTATTGATGACGGAATATTAAGTAATAACGTTTGTGTAAATCCTATTATTGAATATGCGCCAGTTCTTAACTTAGAATTGAACCCAACATTTAAGTTTGCTACTCAGCTTATTAAACCGTATCCGTACGACGCAGTGGTTGGATTGACTGGATTTAAACCATCAATAACAAGTTCTGTGTTTACATATAAGGGGATCTTGTCCAAATTAATTGACGATGGCCTAGGAAACATGGCCATCGTTAATTCGATTGTAAATGCTAATAATTCAAACCAAGCAATAATAAATCCTTCGATAGGTACGGTAAATTATGTTACAGGTGAAGTCAAATTAATTAAATTTGGCGTAGAAGCATTTTCAGGAAACGCAATTAAAATATATGCTGCGTCGATGACTCCTAATATTACAGCACCAAAAAATCGTGTTCTGTCTATTCGAAGCGAAGACATTAAAATTAATTTTGAAGAGTCAAGCTAATGACAGTACCTGTAGATAAGTTAGTTTCATTTCATATTGAAAAACAATTCCCAGCGATATATCGTGAGGAAGGCCATGATCTTGTTCAGTTTGTAAAAGAATATTACAAATTTCTTGAGACTGACACAAACCAAGCGCTTTATAACGGCCGAAGATTGTTTGAATATAAAGATATAGATACTACACTTGACAGAATGCTAATATTCTTTAAAAACAAATATCTTTCAGATCTCCCCTTTAACGATGCTACTGTTCGTATTATTGTGAAAAACATACTTGGGCTTTATCGCCGCAAAGGTTCTGAAGGTGGCTTGGAGTTATTCTTTAGACTTTTTTATAATGAATTTATTAAAGTATATTATCCAGCAAAAGATATATTTAAAGTGTCAGATTCCAACTGGCAGGCTGGCACTTATCTTCAGTTGTTTCCAAACGCAGGTATATTTACGTCTGTAAATATCTTCACAGACGCCGATAACAAATTTCCATATAGAGATATCGTTAACACACCTATCACCGGCGAAACATCTGGCGCGAAAGCAATAATTGACAAAATAAACTTTGTTATATTAAATAATTCGTTTATACCAATTATTTTTATTAACGATGTTCAAGGCACGTTTTTAGGGTTGGAAGGAATTACCGCCCGAATAAATGGTACACCTGTTAACTTTGGAATTGTAAACGGCTCTTTGGATTCAATTAATATTAACGTCAAAGGACCAGGAGGAAACTCTGTTGGGGACACTGTTACGTTTAAGGGAGCTCCTGACGGAATTGGCGCTACAGGAAGAGTGTCTAAAGTACGCGATGACAACGCCGGCATAATTGAATACGAGGTTACAGATGGCGGGTGGGGTTACACGATAGAGTCAACTCATTTATATGTGTCAAACCAAATTATCTTTTTAGAAAATATTCCAAGTAATTTTACCAAGCTAGAAACACTCGAGGACAATAATGGTAATAGGGGCACTGTTATAGACCAAGGTGATTTTTTTGTTGGTGTAAGAATGGATGCTGGCAACGAGTTTACCAATACATCTATTATTGATACAGTTGACAGATCTCCAAATATTGATATACAATCTTTATCAGGAGTAACTCTAAAAGTAACTCCGAGGAATGATAGTTCGCCAGGTGCTCTTTATCCTGAGACTACCAATTCCACGGATGTCATTGTCAGCGAGTTAGAGAATATAGAATCTATAGGTCTTATATTTGATATAATTGGAGATTTTGTGAACGTTGCACTTGACTCGTCTAACTATAACGTTATTCCGCCAGCAGCAACTTCAATGTCTGGAAACGTAAATCCAACAGATATCAATACTAGGTTAGATGTTGCATTTGATTTGACAAACGTTGATATTGGTTCTATTGTTGGTTTTAATAACATAGATCAAGGCCTTAATTATTTTAATGAAGTTGTTACCTTTACACACGATTCGCGTTTATCTAATTTCGATAGGAAAAATCAATTAATCACATTGAATTCTGTTCCTTCTACTTTAAGTGTAGGCGATGAAATAGACCAAGGTCTTATTAGCGGAAAGGTTGTAGCAATTAACAGTAATACTTTAACAGTAAGACCATACGCATATTACGGTTTTAATTCGTCAACACCAATTACATACGGCGGAATAAGCTTTCCAATTGTAGCCATATCTAAAGACTACAGTAGTAATATAATTGCAGGAAGTAATGCAATAACTGAACCAACGGTAATTTTTGAAGCTGGGATTATAGCAGAAGTGGAAATAGTAGATTCAGGATATAGTTATGTAGATAATACACAGGCCGAAGTACTTAAAAACGGAGCTATAGTTTCTGGCGGAATTTTATCTGCCAAAGGCCAAGGAAAAACTGGTGGATTTTGGTCAACTTACAATTCGCATCTTAATGGGTATAAAAATGTAAACGGCAATTTAGAATATTATAATTCGAATAAATATATACAAGACAGTAATTATTATCAAGAATATTCTTATGAAATTCAATCTAAACTAAACCTTGAAAATTATGAGGAATCTCTTAAAGAAATTACCCATGTCGCTGGCACAAAGGTGTTTGCAAAATTTAATTTGGAAGAAATTATATCTACACCAATATCAACCAAAATTGTTATTAATCGCTCTGAACAATGATAAGCAAGACTTTTTATTATAAATAAATTAAAGAAAACACTGAGGAAAAAATGACAATAATCACCAGCAATTATAGATCAGATACGGCACGTCTTTTTGTGGAAGATGTTGCGGCTAACGATTATTATCTTTTTACTTCAAGTATGTCAAATACTGCTGTAGAAAACACGGCAGTTTCAAAAAGATCTTTTTTAGAAAAAACTATCTTTGGAAAAAAATTACCAGTAAATAACGTATTTTACATAATAGAAAATAACACGTGGCAAGCAGGCACAGTTTACACGCAGTATGATGACGCAGCTGATTTGGCTGATGAAGATTATTATGTAACTGTTTACCCAGCAGATAATGCAACTGGCGATTATAAAATTTACAAGTGTTTATTTAATAATTATGGCGGTGCATCAATAAATCCTCCGAATTATCAATCGTCTACTCCAGATCAAACCTATATTATGCCAGACGGTTACACCTGGAAATATATGTATTCTCTTTCTGTGTTAGAATTTGACAAGTATAATACTAGAGGCTATATACCAATTATAGATGTTTCTACGAATTATGCAAACAGTTCCGTGAGTAGTGCAAACAGCGCTGTAATTACAAGTAAAAGCTCGATTAACCAAATATTTATTGAAAACTTAAACCAAAACGGCGGGTATGAAAGTGTAATAGGTACTATTTTTCAAGTTTTAAGAGGATCAGTAAACGCAATTACAATTACGCCAAACACAGCAAATGCTTTGAACGCAATTGGTAATTATTATTCAGGATATACTTTGTATGTTACGAACCAAAATACACGCTCGCAGACATATCAAGTTGACACATATACGTATGACCCAGTTACAGGGCGGGCAACGATTACGCTAGTTGAAGGAACTCCAACCGACGGGGTTTTAATTGATACTGCAACATTTAATTTGCTTCCGAGAATTAAAATACAAGGTGATGGCACCGGCGCAGTAGGTATACCAAGCGTGGCCACTAACGGATCTATTTCTAGTGTAACAATATTAAACGCTGGTTCTGGTTATACGAATGCGACAGCCAAAGTTATTGACCCCTTTGCGTTTGATCCAAACTTGGCGGGTAGTTTAGATGTAAGAGTAACACTAAGGCCTATTCTTTCTCCTGCTGGAGGCCATGGAAAAAATTTAGTAGAAGAGCTCAGTTGTACTCGTGTTTTAGCATACACAAACCTTGACACAGTAGACAATACCTCAATTCCAATTACAAATACTTATGCTAGCATTGGTATTGTAAAAAATCCAGAATTTAAAGATTACTCGTATCCTACTGTTTTTGATAATAGAATAGAGTTGGCAGTAGACACAAACCCGTTTACAGTTAACGAAACTATTACGCAAATTGAAACTGTTAACACCGCTAGTGATTTCTTTGATGACGTTAGATTTAGTGCAAAGGTTCATGAGGTAACAGGCGATTTTATTTATCTAGCCGAATATTCTGGACCTTATCCAGACGATCAGGGCAGTAATGCAAATACAGATTTTAGTGACATATCTTTAGATATTACATTACCATTAACTACTTCTCAGGGCCAGAGAATTCAGATAAATACAGATAACAATCCAGTATATACTGGTGGTTATGATTCTGCATATCCAGGATTTAAGCTATCACCGTATGTCCAAAGGACTGGCGAAGTATACTATATGCACAGGTTTCTTCCTATTACTAGGACAGCGAGCTCAAATGAACAATATAAAATCATCCTTGAATTTTAAGAGAGAAAAAGATGCCAATTAATACAGATCTTAATGTTGATCCATACTTTGATGATTACAACTTAGAGAAGCAATTTTACAAAATTCTCTTTAAGCCGTCATATCCTGTACAAGCTAGGGAACTCACGCAGTTACAGACTACTCTACAAAATCAAGTAGAACAATTTGGCGACAATATTTTTCAAGAAGGTTCTATTATTAATGGCTGTAATTTTACAGAACTTAGTGATCTTAAGTTTGTTAAACTTGGTGATAAAACCGGTTTTAGTATTTCAGATTATGTTGGATTTGACGATACTGTAACTGTCCTAGGTGAAGAATATGTGCGTACCAATTCTTATGAATTGCGTGGTGTAGTTTCAGGTATAAACGCGACTGTAGTTGCGGCTGCAGCTGGATTTGAAACCAGAAATCCTAATTTAAATACGTTTTTTATTGACTATACATCGACTTCTGGGGTAAACAAGCAATTTCAAACTGGTGAACTTTTAGAAATCTATAAAATAAGCACCGTTGAAGTTGGAGCAGGAATTAGCGCAACAGCAACATTAGTAGATTCTATTAACGTTACTTCTTTTGTTAATGCTGTTGGTAATTCCTTTGGTCTTCGCTCTGCGCCGGGTGTTACTTATCAGCGTGGCCATTTTTTATATGCTGAAGAACAATTAATTATTGTTTCTAAATACGATAACGTTCCTACTGAAACTTCAATAGGTTACGAAGTTCAAGAGAAAATTATAAATTCGGATATAGACACATCACTTTTAGATAACGCTAACGGTTCGTTCAACCAAAATGCGCCTGGCGCAGACCGCCTAAAATTAATTCCAGTACTAAAATCTTTGACGAATGCACTAGCTGATGCCAATGCAGACTTTTTCTCATTAGTTAGATATTCAGACGGAAACCAAGTTGTTCTAAGAAACGTTTCGCAATATAATGTTATCGGTGATGAAATGGCTCGCCGCACATTCGAAGAATCTGGTGATTATACAGTAAGAGGATTTAAACCAAAACTAGTAAGAAAAAACGGTGTTCTTACTGCCACGATATCGCCGGGTTTGGCATATATAAAAGGTTATCGTGTTGAAACTTTAAGTGAAATTTTCAAACCAGTTGATGAAGTAGCTAACACATCAATAGGCGTAAGAACAAACCAACCAATTTCTTTTAACTATGGAGGATACGCAAAGACAGCGAATTCCTCAACGTCAGGCACAGTTAACCTCGGAACATTTGAAACTGTTCAACTAAAAGACGGGGGCGGTAATGCTGCTGGTACAGCAAGGGTTCGTAATATAACAAACGATAAGATATTCTTATTTGATATTCGTACTTTACCTGGGCAAACATTTTCAGATGTAGAAGAAGTAGTAGGATTAAGCGGATCTATACCAATTAATGTTAATTCTGTAATTCAAGATGCTGGCAAATCGTCAATGATATTCGATAGCGGGATGGTAAGTCTTAATTCATTAAGTAACATTTCAATTCCTGTAAGAGCCCAAAAATCTCTATCAGGCCTGACTAGTACTACTGTTATATTATCTCCTGATAGTGGAGAAGACTTCGCTGTTAACAATGATGATGCGCTGTTTGTTGATGCCACTAACACAAAAATAGATATTTTAAATAATTCGCTAGCTGGATCGCTATTAAATTTAACATTGACCTCAACTCCTTCTGCAACTGCTACGCTCTATTATAACAAAAGAATTCAAAATGCTTCACCGTTTACAAAAACTTCTGAAACTCTTTATGTAAAATGTGATTTTGCAAATCCGCCAATAACATCTGCAAATTCAATATATAATTTAGGATTCCCAGATGTATACGAAATTGTAACAATCACAGATTCAGCTGGGAACGATGTTACAACCAGTTTCAAATTAAGAACAAACCAAAGAGATAATTTTTATGGTCATTCTTATATTGAGTTTAAACCAGGGCGCGTGATACCAGCACCTGGTGATATGACAGTTGAAATGAATGCCTTTAAGCTTGGAGATACAACTGGAAATTATTTCTTTAACATAAACAGCTATCCTGCTTCTGTTGCCACGAATAAGATACAGTCTTATATTTCAGCTGCAGGAGATACATACAATCTCAGAGACTCTCTAGACTTTAGACCATACGTGGAACCATTATCACCGGCAACATACACAAACGCAGCCTTAGTTGGGACTGCACCATCAGTTAGTAATTCTGCAACTGGTGTAAACATTGCCCCTGTTTTTTCTAGTTCGTATGAAATTCTTACTCCTTCACTCAATCAGTCCGCGGATGTTGATTATCAATATTATTTTTCAAGAAAAGATATAGTTGTTATAGATTCTTTTTCAAGAATTTCAATTGTCAAAGGAACTGAATCAGAAAATCCATTTCCTGAAACTACTCCTAAAGACCAATTAAAAATCGCCGAGATTTTTGTCCCAGGAAAACCTGCTCTTTCCCCGGCCGAGGCATACGTGCAAGATAGAATTGATTATTCCGCAACAGTCAAACAAAAAGGTACTCGCGGATATAACATGAAAGCTATAGAAAATATAGAGCAAAAAGTAGATCAGTTGCGATATTATGTTCTCTTAAGTACATTAGAAGCAGACACCAAAAATTTAAATATTACTGACGAAAACGGCTTGAGTAGATTTAAAAATGGTATTATTGTAGATCCGTTTAATGACCTTAGCATTGCAAATTTGGAAAATACAGAATATAACGCGGCCATTGATTTTACAGAAAAATCACTTATGCCTTCTGTAAAATCGTTTCCAATTAACCTAAAGCTTAAAACTATTACGAATGCAACGGTATTTCCAAATGCAACGAATCCTGTTCTTGGATCTTTACAAAGAGATTCCGACGTTGAAATTATATCTCAGCCGTATGCAACAGCATTTAGAAACTGTGTAAGTAGTTTTTATAATTACATTGGCACAGGCGCCTTATCACCTGAATACGACGCACTATACGACACAGTTACAAATCCTTTAAATATAGACATAGATTTAACAACACCATTTACTCAATTAGTAGATGCAATACAGGAATTTATCCCGTTAACATCTACAGTAACAGAAAACCTTGGGACTGTAAGAGCTGGCACTCGCCGCACTGGTACAACCTCGACTACTAGTTTACGCGATACGACTAGGAGTGTGCAATTATCTGGCGAAAATGTAAATGAACAAAAAGTTGGCGATTTCGTTACAAACTTTACTTTTAATCCATACATGAGGTCTAGAGAAGTAGGCGTGTTCATGGCTGGTCTAAGACCTAATACTCAGCACTACTTTTTCTTTGATGAAGATGATGTAAATTCTCACATATATCCTGCTCAAGGAGCACCCGGTAATGTAAACGATCCTAGGTTATTTACAAGAGGTGGGGTCATTGGATCTGCCGTAACATCAGACGGAAATGGAATTGTAAGAGCGGTATTTAAAATACCAGAAGGTACTTTCTTTGTAGGTGATAGAAGACTTGAAATAGCAGATATTGATACATATGCTTCAATAGCATCAGGAAAAACGTCGTATGGTTCGTTAATGTATCGTGCATATAACTTTTCGGTTGAAAAATCTTCCTTATCGGTTTCAACAAGATCGCCTGCAAACTTTATACAAACCGAAACATCTGATAGGACTGTTACTCGGAGGACAGCGCCAGTACCAGATAATGATAATGATAATGGGCCCGATCCTCTTGCGCAAACATTTTTTATTAAAACTGGAATGGGCCGCGGATCTGAAACCGTGTTCATATCAAAGTTAGATATATTCTTTAAAAGAATAAGTACAACAAACGGCTTATTGGTTGACATTAGAGAAGTTATTAATGGTTATCCTTCAAGTATATCTGTTCCATTATCAGATGTTCATTTAGACCCAGCAGAAATAGGTGTTTCAGATAATGCTTCAGTTGCTACAACCGTAACATTTAAATCTCCTATACGATTAGATGCTGAAAAAGAATACGCATTCGTCGTTAAACCAGACGCAAATGATCCAGATTACCTGCTCTTTACTTCCAAGGTTGGTGGAAAAAATCTTAGCCCAGGTGCAACACAAGGTCTTGCTGTTGTTCAGGATTGGGGAGATGGAGTTCTCTTTACGTCTACTAATAACAGAGCGTGGAAATCTTATCAAGATGAAGATGTTAAGTTTAAATTATATCGCCATAACTTTGGATCAGACACCGGTACTATAACATTTACAAACGACGACAATGAATTCTTTACTACAGCGAATAATGTAGGGCGGTTTGAAGTTGGCGAACTTGTTTATACAGATGAGCCATTAATTGGGTCTACTGCAATTTCAGTGAGTGTTACTGCTGGAAGTAATGTCATAACTGGAACGAGCTTGTCTGATACGTATTCTGCCGGGGATTATATTTTGCTGGATGACGGAGCGACGAATAAACAAATACTTAGAGTTACGTCTTCAACAACATCAACAATTACGGCAGATCGAAATGCGTTCTTTACAGCTTCAATAGATTCAAATCCAATTACAGCTGCAACTATAACACATTACGATTTTAGATACCCAACATCTATGGTATTGGAACGTTCGTCAGCAACTTCAACTAGAAAGTTTGAAGCTGGAGATACTATTAGTGGATTTGATAGTGAATCTACAGCTGGAATTGTTTCGGTCGATAATAAAAACATTAGTTACATACAGCCAATGATTACAAGAACAAACGATATTGTATCAAGCACATCACTAGCTGGGACATTTGCAAACTCTACTACAGGTGCTGCATATAATCAAAGCGTTGCTTTTAATGATAAAACATTATTTGCGGAAAATGGTATAGCCATATATAGTAAGTCTAACGACATAGCTGGTGTAAAATCTTTAAATCTAACGGTATCTTTAGCAAATGGGTCAAATTCAACGTCGTCGCCAATGATAGATATTGAAACTGCATCTGTACTTGCAAGTGAATGGCAAATTACAAATGACTCAAACACAACGGCTAAATATATTTCAAGAACTGTTGAATTATCAGAAAATCTAGACGCCGAAGATTTTACATTATTAACTACAGCGTATCGCCCAAGTGGAACTGACATAAAAGTATTTATTAAGCCACAATCTGTTGATGACGCAAGTGTATTTGATACTAATGCCTGGATGGAATTAGAACTTACTGAAGGTATAAATTTGTATTCTTCGATAAGTAATATAAACGACTTTAAAGAATTTGCATATAAAGTTAAAGATACAGACAAAACTGCTCTTGGCATATTAACATATACGAATGCTATAGCAACCTTTGAAGGTTATCGTAGATTTGCAATTAAAATAGAATTACATTCCGAAAGCATATTTAAAGCACCTAGGTTGTTAGATTACAGAGGAATTTCGCTAACATGATAAGAGATGAAAAAACAAAAGCATTACTAAATAGCGATATTGCATCTTTGAATAAATACAAATTAGAAAGAAATCGCATTAGAAAAATTGAATCTCTTTCAAAAGAAGTAAGGGAAGTTAAAAAAGTTCTTACTTCAGTTTGCGAAAGACTTGATCGGATAGAAAGTATTTAAGATATGTCAAAAACAGCTATAGGCCAGATCACAACAACGCAAACATTCCAATCGTGGTTAGATAAAACTAATGACATAGTAATACTGCTGGAAACCGATGTTATGACGGCATCCGCACTCGGCGATTCAACTATAGGGGATGCCACTCTTGTAGGTACATTTACGGCAAATAACGTAATTGCTCACGATTCACTTAAAGTAAATACTATTATGCCCAGAAGTGGTTTTACTAAAGTATCCTACACTGCCCCTATTGAAATTAACAGTTCTGGCACAATTTCACAAACTGTAATTAGCCCAGCAGGGCCGAGATTTAAATATTCGTCTGGTTCTTCAACCTGGTTAACTGGATTTGAAGATACAATCAATAACAATTTTATCATCGATACCGGGGCTAATCCTCGTAGATTGGTATTAACACCAACTGGTGATTTAACTATTTCAGGAAAATTCATAGCGTTAAACGGTATTGAAGTACCATCTCCATTTAGTATAACTGGCAATGTAATTGGGGATATTACGGGTACAGTAAGCGATATATCAAATCACAATTCGGATGACTTGGCTGAAGGTAGTAGTAATCTCTATTTTACTTCTGCAAGAGCTAGATCATCAATTTCTGGTGGAACCGGTGTTACTTATGATAATGCAACTGGGGTTGTAAGCATCGGGCAGGATGTTGCAACTACATCCAATGTAACATTCAACAATATACTTACTTCTGGAAATGTTAATGTGCAAGGTCAAGTTGTTGCCGCAGGCGACGTAACAGCTTACGGATCCGTTTCGGATATTACAATGAAAGAAAATATACTTCCAATTTCAGACGCGCTAGAAAAAGTTTTACAACTTGGTGGATACACATTTAATTATATAGGAAATGATAATCCTATGACTGGCGTCATCGCCCAGGAAATTATTGGAGTGTTGCCTGGTATTGTATATGAACATGACAACCCTAACACTAAAGAGAAAGTTTATGCAGTTCGTCACGGAAATTTAGTTGGGTTATTAATCGAAGCTATTAAAGAATTAAACGAAAAAATAGGTAAATAATATGCCAATTAAAGCAGCATTTGGTACTCTTACATTTACAGAAATTGAAGCAGAATATGACAACCCTAAACCTTGGGCTTTAACAGAATTTTACAGTGTTGCTCCAGAAATTCCAGTTTCAGGTACAATAAAGTTTAGTGATTTTTATGGTACATCAGATGTTCAGCGAATACCACTAGGTGCCTTTCCTTATGATCCAAAAATAAATGGATTCGACAATATTAGAAATTGTAACTTGTGGACATTATTAACTGGAATTGGTTTTACAGATCCATCCTTACGTTATGACTTGACAATCCCAGCAAACGTATGGTTTTGGGGAGGGGATACGGCAACAGCAGGGCTAACTATACCATCCAATATGACTGGTGACATAACTATTCGCAACAACGGTAATATTATTGGCTGTGGTGGCAAAGGCGGGAATGCTGCAACCACAGGCGAAGATGGCGGCCCTGCAATAAAAATATTAACAAACGCAAATGTTGTATTTCTTAATAACACAGGTGCTTACATTGCTGGTGGTGGTGGTGGTGGTGGCGGCGGCAATCCTACTATAGGCGCAGGTGGAGGTGGTGGTGCAGGTGGTGGCGCAGGTGGCAGTGGTTATCGTGCAGCAGGTCGACCGGGTGCTGGTGGCATACTTGGCGCTAATGGTGCAACTGCTCCGAATGATAGCGACGCAGGAGGTGGTAAAGGTGGTGGCGCTGGCGCTGGTGGCGGTGGCTACGATAACGGTTCTGGTTGGTTTAATGACCCAGACTCAGGCGCAGGTGGTGGCGGTGGGCGTATTTTACCTGGTCTTGGCGGTGCAGGATCTACTGGCAGCGACGACTACGAAGGCATGCCAGGAGGCAGTGCTGGCGCATCGGGTCAAGGGCGGGCCGCGGGTGCAGGATCTGGCGG